TAATCGTGACACCAATAGCCGTACCCGTACCACCGTTGCCTACAGGCAGAGTGCCGGTCACGCCGGTCGTCAGGGGTAGGCCGGTCACGTTCGTCATCACGCCCGAGGCTGGGGTTCCGAGAGCGGGGGTGACGAGGGTGGGGGATGTGTTGAGGACAACGGATCCAGAGCCGGTGGAGGAGGTCACGCCGGTTCCGCCGTTAGCAACCGCCAACGTGCCTGCAAGGGTGACAGCGCCGCTCGTAGCCGAGGCTGGGGTCAGCCCAGTCGTTCCGCCAGCGAAGGTGGTCACGCCTGTTGTAGACGTGAGCAAGGTAGCGGAGGTAGGGATAGTCGTGGAGTTGATGGTGGAGCCGGTGATGTTGGAAGCCAGCCCGAAGGTCGTCTGCCCGTTGGAGTAGGTGACGACGATGTTGCCGCTTGAATCCGTGTTGAGCGAGGGTACTGCCGAAGCCCAGTTGCTTGTCGTTTCCGTAACACCAAACCAGTACGAACCTGGGGCAATCCATACAGGGCTGTTTGCGCTTGCGCCGTCAATGCTTTGACTGTCACCAATGCAAGGCCAAATGGGAAGCCAGTGAGTGCTGTTGGCGTTGTCAACCCAAACGGTTTGACCCACCGATGATATGTAGGGCAGGTGGACACCCGTACCTGAACCACCGTTGGTTGTAGCAGTTGCTCCCGAAACGATGTTGTAGTTGTACGTCAGGGCCGCCACGCTTGTCTGCGACGAGCCTGTTGCCGTGATTGAGCCAATCGTGCCGATTGTGCCTTTCTGAAGTGCGCCAGCGACCGTGGTGTTTGCCGAAATGATGCTCTCGACGTTGGACGTGCCGACCAGAGTAGCGGCGACTGAGCCGGCGCCAGAAGCGGTCACGTCGCCGGTCAGAGTGCTGATGCCCGTTCCAGCCGGTCCTTGTGGTCCCGTCGGGCCATCAGGTCCCGTCGGGCCAGCAGGTCCCGTCGGGCCAGCAGGTCCAATAGTCAAGACCAAAGAGTCGTCCAGCGTCCAATAGGTCTGAGCGCCGGTGGAACCAATCGGGTAAGTGACAGCGACATAGTACGAATCGATTGCTACGCCCGTCATCTCCCATTGTCCGGGGCCACCAAAGTTTGTGCCGGTGGTAACAGGACCAAAGACGTTCGTGCCAATCGTGCCGGTGGTAGGGGCAGCGGTGCCAGCGGCAGGTTCAGAGGTGAACAGCGACGTGCTGTAGGCCATGACCTGTGCGCCGTTGAGCGCACCCGAAGGTCCGAAGACTACGCCTGACAGAACGCCTGTGGTCATTAGAGTACCGATTCACCTTTGTTGATTGCCGCTTGGGTTTCGTCTAGGCGCTTGCCAAGTTTCGTGTCGCCCTTGAGGGACGTGTTCGTTTCGACTTCCCACTTGGAGTCGGCGCGGGCCTCAAGCCGGGCAGAGCCCTTCACCGACTTAGGCTGTAATCCGTTCTTGCGTAGACGCCGGTAGGCGGCCACGTCTTTGTGCATGATGCGAGTCTCACGTTCAACCGTGCTTGCCTCGGACCGGGTAGGCATAGCCGAAGGAGCAAAGGCAACCGAAGCCACCTTGCACCCGAAGCACCCTTCGGGGCATACACCTGTGTTGTGTCGTAGTGTCGTCATTGAATGCATCCTCCGTAGCCAGCGGCAGTCAGTGCCGTTTTTTCGGAAGCCGAAATGGTTGTCGGCCCTAGGTACACTTTAGTAATCCAGGGGTTGTGGGATACGCTGGTGGACGTTGGGACCGGGGGCGTGTGTTGGTAGTTGACGTAGTAGGACGTTGAGTACGGAGCAGAAGGGTTGTTGGGGTCGTACGGGTACGGAATGTTGGTGTTCGACACACCAACGATGTTGCCGCTCAGGTCAAAGCCGTTAGGCGTGTCCTGAACAAACGTGCCGTCGCTGAGAGCGAACACCGCAATAAAACGCTTGCGATTGGGGAAGTACCTAAACAAACGATTCCCCAGCCCACCTGCAAAGGGCAGGATGGGTGGGTTATCGTATGCTACGGGCGGAGTGAAGGTTGCCACTCCGGACTACTTTCGACCTTGCGCTCCAAGACGGATTGCGGCCTCGGTGTCCGTGGTACCACGACCACCCGTAGTCTGCACTTCGCCGCGAGGCGTGGTGGCAGTACCGACTGGCTTGTTCACGCGGTCAATACCCATCTGGCTCTGCTCAAGCAGAGTGGTCGGGCGGAAGTCCATCACAAAGCCAGGACGCTCACGGTTGTCCGTGCTAAACACATCGTCAAAACGGCTAGGCATTAAATGTCCTCTCGAACCTTGAAGGGGATGACTTCAGGCTGAATAGTGGCAGCAGCGTAGTCAATGGTGGTGATGCCGGTAATCAGGGGAGCCTGAAAACCGTCGCGGCCAGTGTTCGCTTCCATACCACGGTTGACGGGGCCAGACGTGGTGGTCGAGGTAACAGGGGGCGGAATGATTCCAGTGTCCACCGTGTTTGCGGCGCCACTACGAAGGTCGAACTCCGAGATGGTCTTGAATGCGGCGCGTGATTCCATTACATCCACCTTGCGTCTGTCATGGTGCAGTTCCCGCAATAGCACGGGTCTGAGGTTTCTCCCTTGACGGCGCTGGCGTCATTGCGCTTTGCAGCGGCAACATGGTCAAACGAACGTCCGGGGATTGGGTCGGCAGCGTCTAATCCACGCGTGAGGCCGAGGCCGGTAGGTACAGTCATAGTTCCTCCGAAGTGAACTGGTCGGAAACGGGGACGAGTACGCCATTGAGGTCAGTAAGACGACCGCAGATGAGGCAGTGGATTTCATCAATCCCTGCCTGCACGTCGAACGAACGACATGCGGCGCAATTACGAGGCCATGGCATACTCGTCCCCTATTCCTACTAGTTGGCCGGGTAGACCACGCTGGCGGAGCCGAGCGTACCAGTGCTGAGGCTGCTTGCAACCGTGAACTGGTTGAGCGCAGTGTTGACCGCGGTGACGACGTAGGTGCCGTTGATGCCGCTGGTGGTGGCACCAGAGATAACAACTGAATCGTCGGTAGCAAGACCCGGAGCCGCCGAAGCCGTGAACGTTGCGAAGCCCGTAGAAGGCGTGTTGAACGCAACGCTTGACAGCGAGGTGGTGACAGCGGAAGATTCACCCATGTCAATGTTCGGGTCGAACGAGGTGCCAATGTCAGCACCGAGCAACGAGGACGACTCAATACGCATGACAGAAGCCTGACGGAAAATACCGTAAGCACCAAGCCAGTACCAACCCAGCGGGACGTAACGGCGCAGACGGTCGGTGATGGGACCGGGCACGACGTGTGGGTACGCGCCATTGCCGTCAATCATCGAGTACGCCTTGGCAAGAGCCTGACGGCCCAAGACGATGGTGCCGTAGACGTTTGTTGACGAAGCGCCAGCACCCGCGAACACGGGAGCGCGAGGCGTTTCAATCCAACGGACGCCTTCGAAGGCACCCAACTCACCAGTCCAGATTTCACCCGGCTGAGCGTACACGTGAGGCGCACGCCAACCCTGAACGTTTGAACCAGAAATGGTTTCGCCCTGAAGGTCGGCAACCAAGTCGGGGTGAATGTAACCGACGTACATACCGCCGAACGTGGGAACGTTCTGCGAGCGCAGACGAGCACGAGCGACACGAATGTCCAGCGAGGACAAAGTGTTTGCCGCAGCAACCGACGAACGAGCCGTTACGGAACCAAGCGACGTAGCGCCCAGACCCGATGCGTACATCACGTTGGTGCCGTTGTCGAGGGCACCACGAGCAATCGTGTCAATCGACACACCGGCGTTGTAACCAACGACGTTGGCGACAACAGGGTCAATGTCCACGAACGAGGTACCGCGCAACTTGGCAGTCGTGAGTACGGCGTTACCGTATTCGGCCAAGGTCAGCGTGACCTGCGAGTCGGAAAGGGCGGTGACTGCAACGTCGGACGACTCGGACAGGGCCGAGGACGAGATTGGCAAGTCGTTGACGATGGTGAACGTTACCGAAGCACCAGGCATGGCCTGAGCAGTCGGCTGAACGTCAGCAGCGGCGTCGAAGTACAACTCAGGACGAAGGGCAAAGTATGCCAGTCGGTCGTAAGCGGCCTTCGAGAAATCGAGGGTAGTCTGGCCGGTAAAGGCGTCGGTACCCGATACGTTATAGGCGTCAGTCGCCATAAGGGGTGATTCCTTTCAGGAAGTGAAAGGCTTAGTACATCCCCGCTGTGGTTACACCGACCTTGCGGCCGACTTCTCCACGTGCAATTGCCATGACTTCCTCAACGCTCTTTGCGTCCGCCAGTGCCGCGTAGTACTCCTGCTGGGGGTCGGGGGTTGCCCCGACAGAACCAATAGTCGCACCCTGCGCCCGACGAAGGGCTTCGAGTTCAAGGTCATTCGACTGTCCTGCTTGCGCGGGCGGGGCGTCCAAGATACCGTACTCGCGGGCCTTTTGGCGGATTGCCTCAAGGTCTGCTTCACCACGGTAAGCGTCTCGGAAAAGATTTCCGAGAGGTGAGTCTGGAATACCTGCCTTAGCCAGCAATACTTCACGCTTCTGAGTTTCAAGTTCCTGGCGCATCTGCTCCAGTTCTTTGCGAGCCTTCTCCGCTTCACGCAACTGCTTCCGAATGTTCGGGTCAAGCGGTTGGTTCTGCGTTTCCTGCTCGTCAAAATCGTCGTCGTATGCCATGCAATCGCTCCTTGCGGGTACGCACTTTGCCAGAGGTTAACAAAGCGGATAAGTTGTAAAACTGCACCTTTACGCATCGGGGTTGTGCCTTCCCCAAATGGGTTTGGAAGCCAGCGCGCCTGCGGCCAAACAGGGCCAACTACCTATTTAGATTGTACATTACGGATATTGAGATGTTACGGCGTTAGGTCCTTGCGGAGCCAAGTCCAGTAACGCCCTTAGAGGTCTCGACGTAGCCACCGCCCTTTTCGAACGGAGCGACCTTTGCTTGTTCGGCACGAGCCACTTCAGTTTGAGCGGCAACTTGGTTGATGCCACCGAATCCTGCCAACTGCGAAGCAAGCAACGTGTTCGTGTTAAGGGTGGGGGTGTTCGCCCCGGGAAGGCTGCGGGTGAGTGCAACGTCACGACTGGCCCCAAGAACACCTTGCTCAATCTGGTTGACACCATAAGCAAGGCCCTGATTGCCCGCTGTGCCTGCAAGTTTGGCCATGTCTGCCAGGTCAGTTGCTCCGGAGAAAGAAAGACCCTTAAGACCAACACGGTTTGCGTAGTCCTGAATCTCAGCGGTTGCCACCTGTCGCTGCATCTGGGGTAAGCCAAGCGCCTTCTTGTCCTTTGGCGTTTCGCCCGTGAGCATGTACTGCATCAAGTCGCTGTGAGTAATACCGAACTCGTTCTTCAGCAAGGAGCGGGTGCCCGCGTCGGCGTTGATTACTTGAGAGTAAATGTCCTGCACTCGCTGGGTGTACTCGGCTGCGGAGATGTGGTGGTTCAGGATTTCGGCGATTTGGTTACGTCCAGGCATCGGGGCACCGTACTGCGTCGCTACGTTCATGATGCTTTGGGTGTAGTCCTGATACTGCTTTTCGCTCATGCGAACGTTGCCCTTGCCCGAGTTGTACTTAACAAGTCCAGGGAAAGCGGTTTCGTAGTCCTGCTTGATTTTGCTGAAGGTTGCGTCAGACATTCCTGGCGGTTTAACCTCACCACGCAACACGTCCATGAGCGCGTAGTGGTTGATGAGGTGGTCTCCCTGCTGGGTGATAAGTCCCGTCAGCGCGTTAGTAAGCCACTGCGTCATTTCAGGAAATGCAGCGCCGTACCAGTTTTCAATGGTCTGCTGGATGTTGTCGATGGCATTGGCCTGTTGGCTGGCGGTGGCGCTGGCGATGCCAGCAGAGATGCCGTAGTTCAGGTTGTTGCGGAGTTGGGCAATCGCCTGCTGTTCGTTGGCAATCTCTTTGTTGGCGGAAGCCAGGGCGGGAGGAACCGCCTTGAACATGTTCCCACCGGCCGCTTCAATTGAACGCCAGTTGATTTCCGCAAACCCGGGCGGTAGTTTCTGCCCTTCGGTCATCTGGAACTTCTGGGCAAGATAGTCGCCAAGCATCGGGTACTGACCGATGAGGTAAGAGATGCCGTCCGCTAACTCGCTGGATTTTGTGACCGGAGCCATGACAACCTGGCCGTTAACGGTCGGCTGAGCGTACTGAAGAAACTGCTTGCTGTAGTCAACGCCATTGTAGATAGGACTAATACCCAAACCTTTAATGACTTCGCCAAGGCTAAGGTACTTTCCACCACCGACGGAACCAAAAATCATTTGCCCGTTCTGGACAATGGGCTTCTTGGGCGGGGCTGGCTTCTGAGGGGTTCCCATCTATTGCACCTGTTCCATTCCTGTCTTGAGGGTGTTTAACAACATGTTCGCCCGGGCGTGGGCTTCGGGAGTGTAGGCCCACTTGAAGGCGGGCTCGGTCCGGATGTGGTTCTTCCACTGGTCCAGCGTCATAGGCGTGGGGCGTCCAGTCTTTTCGTCCTGGCCACCCATCAATGCGGCCGACGCCTTGGGGTCGTTCATAAAGTCGGGTTCGAAGTTCTCTCCCAACATTTGCTTGGCCGACTGGCGGTACGGCTCAAGCAAGTACGCCGTGGGAATGCCTGAGGCAATCTGTGGGGCGAACGAAGGGTAGAGTCCTTGGGCGGTTGTCTTGAGGTATTCCTCGAATGCCTTGAACTTGCCCTCATCCGCCCCATCGGCCATCTGCTTCAGCGATTCAGACGACATGGGCACTTGGTAGTTGTGGGCTAGCATCGCAAAGTCTTCGGTACCGTATGTCTTTTCGGGTGCTGGTGTTTCTCCGGGCATTGCTACTCCTTAGTTCGCGGTGGGTAGTTTGGCAAGGACTGAGGTCAAGAAGTACCCCTGGTTCTTGTAGTACGGGTTGGCAGCCGCCTGGAGACAGAACGCATACCATTCCTGGCGGACGTAGTTGGCAATCGTCTTGTCGCCAACAGAAACCAAATCGTTGACCTGGGACAAAGCCCCGTTGTATTGCTGAATGAGGTTTTCGAACTTGGCTTTTTCGCCGGCCCCACCGAAGACGGCGTCTGGTACGTCCTTGGACTTCAGCATGGTGTTCATTTCCTTGAAGGCGTTTATTTCAAGGTTGTGCCGCTGAGCACCAACAAACGAGGTGTACCACGTCGGGTTCGAGGACATGCCGTACTGCTTTGCCGCCGTGCTGAGGGCGGTGTACTGTTCGTACGAAATAGCCTGCCCAGCGGTGCTCCCGTTGCCCCCGAACTGCGGCTCAGTGGCAAGGTAGTTGTAGTAGTAGTCGTTGCCCGCCGAAACCAAGAGGGCGTTGATGTAGTCCTGAGGAGCGTCCGTCTGGCGCAAGCCAAGCGATGCTTCAAGTTGGTACGCCTGCGGCGAGTAATTACCTCGGGTAATCAACATTGCCGATGCGTTGGGGAACTGACGAGCAACGTTCGGGTGGTCCTGAATGAACTGAACTGCCGACGTTGTTTCCGCCCACGTCTCGTACGGCCCGCTGCTGTGAGCAACAAGGTCGTAGAGGTGAGTGGGGAACTTCTCCGCAAACTTTGCCGACGCCGACTGAAGCGTGTACTTCTGCTTGGTAAGTGGGTCAACGCTGTCAAGAATCTTTTGGAACTCGGGGTCAGCCGAGAACTTCTCCTGAAGGCTCAGTGCAACGGGCGAACCCATCTGAAGCACTGACTTCACCAAGAACATGACGATGGCCTGAGCGTGGGCTTCGTCGAGGAACTTCTGGGTAAAGCCAACTTGATTGAACATCTTGGTGATGCTCAGGTCCGCCTGGCCGCGGCAGTACTGGACAATTTGCTGTTGCGTCCATTTGTTTCCAGTGTCGGGGTTGATGCTGTTCCAGTCGTACTTGTTGTAGACGTTCTCGTATTCACGCGTGTACAGGTTGTCCATTGCGTTGTTGATGACAAGGTTTTCGGTACTGTTCAAAGCGTCGGTCGAAAACTGGGGGATGCCAGACACACCAGCCAACGAAACACCAACCTCAAGCAAGTCGCGAGCGGCCGTGTTTGGGAAGAAGTCGCTGTACAGCGACGAGTTCGCCGAAGCAGGCCCCAGAACCCAAGCGTTAAGAACCTTGGAAAGCATCGGCCAGGTGTGTGACTTGTTAAGGAAGAACTCGGACATCTTGATTGGGATGGTCACGACGGGGCCCCACGATGGGCGGAAAAGCCCAAGGTCTGAGAGGTAGTCGTGGCGGCCAAAGCCCGTCGAGCCCGTGGGGAACACAGACGACACAGAAATTGGGTCGAACGCAAAGCCAAAGTTCATTTGGTTGAAGAACCAACCGGGGCTGTTGGGGTCAATACGAGTACCGGCAATGGCGCCGGACTTGCCCAGCCAAGTTGAGCCCGGGATGAAGATGCTTGGGATGTTCCCGCCAGAGGAGGCGCTGCTGATGTAGTTAGTCACGCCCAAAGACAACTTAAGGTACTTCTCAAATGCACCCGGGTCTTCGCGCATGACGCGGAAAGCACGACGCCAAGCCTGGTTTTGGGCAAAGTAGAACGGCGCGGCAACTCGCATGTTTACTTCCCAAAGGGTCTTGTCCTTGGGGTTGTGAACATACTTACTCATGTTGCGGAAGGCACGCTCGTCGGCCATCGCCTGAGCGGTCTCTTCGTCCACCGCGTTAATCTTCACTAGGTCGCGCAACTTCTCCATAGCGTAGTGCTGCTCAAGGAGGAACGTGGGTTCACGCACCATCTTGTTCACGATTGGTCCAAGGAATTTGTCGTGCCCAACCTGCGTCAAGTGCTGGAGCGAGTAACGACCTGGGGCGCTGGCCTTGGTCATGCTGCTCGGGATGTTGGTCGGTGCAGTAGCGCCCATGCCGTTGAGGTCACGGGTGAACTCGTCCATTGACTTAATCGTCTCAGGGTTTGCGGCCTGCATAACAAGCGGCGAGTGGAAGATGTATCCCGTCTCGTCCTTACCCATGACACTCTTGATGGCATTTTCGGCGATTACGGCAGCCCATTCTTCGTGAGCGGAATTACGGGCCAACGGGCTAGTTGCGTTAAGGCGACCGAGGTCTCGGTCGAAGCGAACGCGGTCTGCTTCGGAAAGACTGTTGATGGAATCAAGTGCGGTCTGTTCCAACTGCTCGCGAAGAATCTCCACCGACTCAGGCGTACGGTACTGCGAGGCACCGGCACTGATAATCTCCTGGCGCTGCTCGTCTGCCGAAAGTCGCTCGACTTCACGAGGAAGGTTATTGAGGTCCCCGCCCATTGACTTGAGGCCGGCCTCGTAGAAGATTTCTTCAAGTTTCTTTGAGGTGGGGTTGAGCAGTGGGTCGTTCGCCAAGCGGGTGATGTGCTCACGCAAAGCACGGACGTAGTCTGCGCTGCCCGACGAAAGATAGCCCCAGCCGCCGTCCTTCGAAGAGTGGGTATCGGCCATGATGAAACGGCCCTTGTCGTCAACACCAAGAACAAGACCAGCCATTGCGTTTTCGACCGTCTTGTCATTGAACACGGTGTCTTCGACTTCATGCACGCCACCGGGCAGGTGTCCGTTGTGACGGATGATGGTGCCGACAAAGTCGTCCAACATACGGTCTCGCTGGAATTGGTCCATGCCTCGGACGATGTTTTTTTCGACACCGAGCAAAGCACCGGCGACAACGTTGCGGATGAGGCCTCGTTCCTTGGTAGCGTCTTCCAACGCCATGAGTCCTCGGGCTTCGTGCTTCGCAATCGCAGTCATTACCTTTGCGTCAAACGATGCCCACCCACCAAAACGTAGGGAGTTAAGCGTTGCTTCGGAAGCGCCGACGCGAAGTGCCCAACCGCCGGAGAAGAGGGCAAGGGGAACAAAGGTCTTGCTCAGGAATCGGTTGATGCCGTCAGCAGTGCGCTGCCAAGCAAGGGTGTACGGGTTCTTCCCCTTATAGGCGGCGTACATTTCCTTGACCAGTTTCTGAACCGTCTCGATGGGCGGGTCCTTGACCAAGGCGTTGAACGCCTGGGCGTCAAGGTTCTTAAGTCGCATGGTCAAGGTGTCCTTGACTGGAGAGAAATCAGTGAACCGCTGCTCCCAGAAATCCTTAAAGACTTCTTCCGCAAAGTTGTTGCCGTGCACTGCGCCAATGCCTTCAAGGGTCGCGCCAAAGATTCGACGGGCGGCCCGAAGGGTTGGGTTGTTTGTCATCGTGTCTTCGGTCGCAAACGTCATCTTCTCGGCGAAGTACTCGTCAAGATTAGCAAGGTGGTAGTTACGTCCGCCGTAACGCATGATGTAGTACGGGAGGCGACGGAAATCAATTTGATTTACCGGGATGTTTTCGGCGCCCCTGAACTTTGACGCAAGGCTTTCGAGGTACTTCTTTTCTTCGGGGTCTGCTTCGAAGGCGTAGTCCTTAGAGTTAATGTACTCGCGAAGAGGGAACTTGCTAAGGAAGTCCTCCTGCGCTGAAGTCAATTCATCTCGTAAACCCTTAAGTACGCCATCAGGCGCGTAGGTCGAAAGGTGGTGCCAGAGTTCGTGAACAAGGGTGTGCTTGAGGTAAGCGGGGTTGCGCAACGCCTTGTCGAAAATGTTCATTATGGTGTCGTACGGGTTGTAATTACCTGCTTGTGGGTACACGCCCAAAGCGATAGGGCTTTCACCGCCGACCTTCCAAGTGAAAAGCCCCTTGAACATTCCCTTGCCAATCATGTCGGCAAACGAGTTAAGTTGGTCAATAAACTTCTGGGCGGTCTCGGGGTTTCCCGGGAACGTTTCTTGCAACCTGTCCTTTAGGCGGTCAATGACGCCACGGTCCCAGCCGGTCTCGGACGCAGGCATTTCGTAGAGGTCTTCGTCCTGCAGGTCCTGTGAATAGGAGTCCGCAATAAACTTCTTCATTTCTGGTGGCTTGTACCCACGGCCCGTCTTGAGCATCTCGCTAAGTTCAAGGCTGTTGTGGGTTGCCTCCCGAAGCGCAATGACGGCGTTACGGAGTTCTTCCTCCGTGTACGTCGGCGATTCCATGCGACGAGCGAGTTCAGTCGCAGCATCCTGGAATGCTGTCTGTCGGCCCTTTAAGGAGTTCATCTCCTGAATAAGTTCCTTGGGGTCGGCAGGCTTGTCCCCCATGCCCATTGCGTAAGCAAAGAGGCTCTCGGAGTTTCCACGAGCAATCTCGTCCGCAAGCGAATTTATGCGCGGTTGGATGTTAAAGACTTCCGCACGAATCTCGTCGTACGCATTGGCAAGTTTTTCGCTTTCAGCGGCGTACTTGTCAGCCATGTGCTTGGCGATGATTGACTGGACGCCGTCGTGGCCGGTGTTATATCCCTTGACCATGTCAGTCTCGGCCAATTTGGGGTCGCTAGCAATCTCGGCAACTTCATCTGGCGTGAAGGCAAGACCGGCGCCTTCGATGGGGGAGTCGGTCCCATAGGCAATCTTGGCAATTGCCTTCTTGATTGCGTCGTGGGCCGTACCGTGGCCAGGCATGTGCGCCATCTCGTCAATCTTGACAACACCGTTGTCGTCCATGCGGGTGGTTGCCGCGCCAACAACGTCACCACGAATTATGGCAACGTGGCCTTCTGCGCCACTGGCAATTTTTTCAATGGCGTCGGCCAGGGTCCGCATCCTTGCGGCTTCCTGCGGACGGTTGACCATTACATTCGCTGCAATGCGGATGTCGGCCGCTTGGTTGAAGAGCATGCGCCTTTGACGCTTTGTGTTCTTCATGTAAAGCACACGTCCGCCGTCTTCCTTGAATTGCTCAGCACCCTTGTTGATGGCGTGGGTTTCTGGGCTTACGCCTGACGCTTCAAAGCGGGTGGCCACGGGTTCAATCTTTTTGACTGCTTCTTGGATTTTGGTTCGGACGACTTCGTCTGCGCCGTTCAAGTCTGCGCCATGGAACTCGGCCAATTTCTGCAGGTCTTCAAGTTTCAGCAACTGAGTGGCAAGTTCCTGGCCATGCTGCGAAGCGTAGATGGTGGCAGTTATGGCCTCGGTCCTCTTGGCCAATCCACGGAGTTCTGCCGCACGCGGGAACCGAAGTTCTCCCAGGTGGGTCAAGCCAATGCCACCAAACTTGGCGGCGTCGGAGTTGACGGTCTGTGCAGCGTCCGCACCAAACTCACCCGCAATAGAAGCAAACGCGGTGCGGCTTCCGCCGTCGAGTCCGGTCATGCGAATCACTTCATTCCACACGTGGTCTGACGAAGTCGCAAGGAAAACTGACAATTCGGCTTTGTTCATACCTGCGGTGACGCGGCGCATCACTGCGTGATACATTGCGTGGCGGTAGACGTTGATGTAGTCCTGCTTGTTAGTCGTGTGTAGCAGCGCATCGCCAACAGTCTTGATGGTAGTTTCGTCCATCAAACAAGAGCGCAAGAAGTCCATAATCGCTGGGATGGCGTCAGCACTGCCGACTCGAACAACGCGGTTTTCCACTTTGCCCAAGAGGTCGTCGATGTACATGGCGTCACGCGTGAACCGGGTGGACAGCCAACGGGCAAATGCGGTGGTGCTCAGGACGCTGTCGCCATTGGCAATGTAAAGAAGGGCGTTGTTTGGGCGGATGTCCACACCCGTCTGCTCCATCACGGCCTTGGCGATGTATTCACGGAATCGACCGTCGGTTTCAAATGCATCACCTACGGTGTGGAGAATCTCACCCAACTTGCCCTTAAGGGCCGCCTTGGTTACTTCATAGTAGGTCATGGTTGGCACCATGCCCTTGGTCATTGAGAAACCCTCGGCAACGTCTTGGTGGATTTTGATGACTTCATCGACGGTCTTGGCCTCGCCCAAACGAGAAAGCAAAGAGCCCGCAGATACGTCTCGGACTGCATCGTTGCTGTACGTATTACGGAAAGCGTCAGCAATCTCGGCGGCATTGTGGGTGGCCATGTACTGGAAAGCGCGACGCACGCGCCCGTACTCGTTGTAGGCTCGTTGTACGTCATCAGCGCTGCGAACGCCAAGACCACCGAACCACCGACCCAGCATTCCGCTAAAGCCGTCAAATGAGAAAGCGCCACCGACTGCTTTGCCGTATGCTCCCAAGGGGTCGGCGCCAATCCACTTGGTATAGAAGTCGGTCAAGCCGGAGACAGGGGAGAAAAACATGCTCCCCTTGTCCAAACCAAAATAACTAGCAAGGACTTGCCCGTCGGTCCCCATTGGCCGGCCAGAAGCATCGTAAGCGATACCGTTGCGGGTCTTGTCCCACATGTCCTTAATCCAGGGGTCCGAACTCTTAAGAGCCGACTCCTGCGTCGTAAGGTACAAAGCGTTCATCTTGACGCTTGCCATGGGCTTACCCATGCTACGTGCCGCCTTAAACATTGAAGAAAGCGGACGCGTTGAATAGTCAAAGAACTTTTCAGAAGCCTTCATGGCTTTCGAGCCGGCTTGTCCCTCTTCCGTAATCTTCTGCGCCTTAAGACGAGCAGCCCGTCGTTCCATCGCCTTTTCATACGACGCCTTCAAGTCATCCGAAATCGGCTCATTACTTGAAAGGGCGTTGTTAACAGTGTTAATAACTTCATCGTCACTAGCCGCTGTCACAGCGTCTTCGGCGGTAACGCCCGCAGAGACTGCCCCATCGGTCGCAAGACTAGCCATGACTGAAGGGAGTGCGTAGCCCATCGCGTGAGCCCAACCATACTTTGCGGCAACGCTTTGGTAGAACGCCATGGTGTGAGCCATGAGCATGAAACCGTTGCTCTTGCTGAACGGGTTAACCAAATCTCCCGTCGAGCGAATCGCATTTGCAAAAGTTGCCCCAAGGTCTTCAATGTTGCCCAGCCAATTTCCCTTGGGCCCTTCAAACCCCAAGGTCATCAACTCTTCAGAACTTACGCCAAACCGCTTGGCAACATCCCACACAAACTTGGCAATGTCATCCGTGCCTTGCGTTGCACCACTAATGATTCCTGGGTAGGCGCTTGAGCCCAAAACACCTTTTACGAATCCCTGGTTTTGAATGGCTTCGGCTTGTTGAGCCTCGGACTGCATCTGAATGTTGTAGAGTTTTTTGCCAATGCCCTCAACGGCCCCCGGTATCGCACCGGCAACTTTACTAACATCTTTCGGAATGTTCTCCGCGGTTTTTACGTCTTGGGAAGCGTTTGCCCCAAGCGCCCCAAGAACACCACCACTGTTAAACCCTTGGATTTCGTTCTGATTGTGAAACAGTGCATTTTGCCAACTATCGACAGCGCTTCGAACGCCGCTAAAAACCGTGTGGGTAAATGCGCCCCACAGGCTTTCTTGTTGAGTCTGCTGGCCTAGGTACTGGTCAATGTGATGATGCAGCAACATGTACTTTGCCGCAGCGGAAACCTGGTTTGCGTTTAAGTCGTGGGCCTGGGCGTAGCCCAGCAGGGCGTCGGGCGAGTTGCCCAAGCCTGAGTTGTCTGCAATGAAAGTGGCGAGTTTGTGGTCGGTTGAAAAACCAAGAGCGTTTGTTGCGTCCAAACCCGGGTCGGTAACGGTTGAATCGCTAATTGTGTATCCGGGGCGGTGCCCCTCAGCATTTGCTTCAACGCCACCGACGGGAGTGAAATCTGCCATTAATAACCTAACGAACGAGCCACATTGGCGATTTGAGTAGCAACGGCAGAAGCGTGTGGGCTACTTGCAACGCTGCGAATGATTTGGTCAAAGGTTGGTCCAGTAGCGCCCAACGCTTCAGGGCCAGGGCCAGGGCCAGTAGGCAGCCCAGCGGTTACTGGCTCGTCGGGCCGTGAAGTGGGAGCAATGTACGGCAACGAGCCCGGCATTGCCATAGGGCGCCCTTGCGGGGTGGGGGGTGCCATAGAGGGGTCGATGTCGGCGACGGGGGAAGAAGCCATTGGCACAGCCCGCTGTGCATCGCGCTGCTCCGTTGCCTTGCCGTATTCCTGACCGGGCACGGTTGAGATGGGCTGGTTCAAGTCCGTACGGTTTCCGTACGCAATGCCCGGTGTTCCTTGGCGTGCGCCGCCCCTACCTTTACGTGGCATTTACTACACTCCTGCTGGTGCTGGTGCTGGTGCCTGTGCAACTGCTGGTGCCATGCCGCCCTGCGGTGCGCCGCCTGGAGCGCCACCGCCTGCGTGCAACTGAGAAAGAAGAGCCCCAAGGTCGGGCGGTCCCTGCTGCTGCGGTCCCTGCTGGATGGGGTTGTCGGGGCTAACGCCCAAGCCTGGCTGCTGGTCAGCGGTTGGTCCCTGCTGCTGCTGTTGAGCCTGGGCCTGCTGCTTTTCCTGCTCTTCCTTGTGAATTTCGGCGACGGCTTCTTCCAGCGTGGTGTGGCGCTTTGACTTGGCCAAGGCGATACGAGCAATGATGCTGGGGTCTAGTTGACCTTGTGCCGCTTGCTGTTCAAGTCCCGTAAGGAGCGCCTTACGTAGACCCTCAACTTCAACCAAGTCCGCTTCACGCGCCGGGTCCTTAATCGCCGGGTCCATGATTCGTGCGGTTTCGTTGGACATGATACCCATGCCAACACGCTGTCCAATAGACACCACCATAGAATTGATGTCGCTACCTGGCATTGGGTAGACAACCTTTGACATGTCAGTTTCAAATGTTTCATTAGGGGTGTAGTCCGGTCGCTCGATTTTGCCATCAGTGCCGAAGAAGAACATACTGGGCTTGTTGCCGTAGTACGCCTTCATCATCTTGACAGCGCGGTTGTTTTCCAGTTCCATCGAGTTTGCCAGAATTTCCTGGTACTCCTGAAGTGGCATGTCAATGGCTGACCCCAAGACAGTAGCACCACGGCGAGCGGTGCGGATGTTAGAACCAGACTCGCCATTAAGTTCTTGGGGGATGTTGCCCGTCATACGCTGGGCGCGTTCAAGGTTGCTGATGGCAATCTGCGCGTCCTGCGTCTGCTGTGGGTGAATTAGTTGGATTTGTCCCTTATCCAAAATTCCTCGGATACCCATTTTGCCATCGGCCTCTTGGATAATTCGGGGACTCGTGGGTGCGTTTGCGGGGGAAACCACCCACTCATCGGGGAACACATTGCGGAATACCGCGATGGTGTTGAGTGCGTCAAGTTTTGCCTCTCGTTGGTACATGCCGAGCATTTGGTCGAACTGGCCCTGCAAGCGGTCAAGCGTAATGCGACCAGCAATGACAACAGGGCAGACTTCTGCTCGGTTGGGGATACGTTCAAGAACAATGTTGGAAGCCGCACCCTTGCCAACTTCCTGGCCATAGGGCGTAGCCTTTGGACGGTCGGCGCCGACGGCAACCAATACGGTCTCGGCGGCGTCCATGTATTCCAGAATCTGGAACAGGTCCGACTTGCCTTTGTCGCCACGATACAGCACATTCATCTGCGTCGGGTAGTTCTCTTGCAGCCAGCCAAGCGGGCGGCGGTCTGAGAAGATGCAGTCGGTTGGCTCCATGTTGTCAGGGTCAATCATGGGTGACGGGAACGTGGCCAATGGGTTGCGTACACGCCAGAATGGAATCTGTCGGCGGTCGCTGGGGTCGAGGGCCACGGGCGAAATGGAGATGGCCGACATACCGTATGCCGTCAAGTGGCGGGCGCGACGGCGGACCTTGGTGGTCATCTTGTTCATGTCCCACCAACCGAGGTTGGCCATGCGCCGGTCATGCGCTTTGTTCTCCGACGCCTGAATGCCGTTGCGGAGAGCGGGGTACTGGATGTCGGGCAAGACCGACGCCACACGCATTGAGAACTGGTCAATGCCCTGAGCGATAAGGTTCGGGATGGCTGGCTTCTCAGCCTCGTCCAACTCCGGCAGGGGAACGATTACGTCACCGTTGTAGTGGTCACGCACCTCAGCCATTCGCTTGAAGATTCCCGAGCGGCTCATCTGCCGCTCCTGAAACATCGTGACTATCTGCCCAGCAGCCTTTTCGTTGTCCGGGGATAGCGCCATGTATTACCTCAAGTTAGATAGTTGGGTGTTGCGTACCCACTGGGGCCGCCACGCTTTGACTTGTATTGTCTTGGGCCGGTAGAGGTTGGGAATGTTCCACTCGAAAAACCATTCCGCCATTACGCAGTCATCTGTCCGTCCGTGAGGGTATTTTGTTACCTCGTCGATAAGATGCATCGACCGAGTTTTGCCTTCACCCTTACCCATCAATCGTACACGACCAAATCGCCAATGTTGAGAAATCGTCGTAACACCGTAGTTCGGGTCAGTTTTGTTCTGAGAAGTGTTGTGCGGAATAACCTCGACGCCGTTGAGTTGGCGCCACCGTTTGAAGTGGTCATACTGCAACATGAACCGCTGGGCGGCGTTCTGCTCGACTATCCAGGTCTGGATAGGAAACCCAATTGAGGACGACAACCGCTGCCATTCCTCCATGATTCCAACGAACTCGCCCCGGTTGTAGTCAAAGTCGATTAGTTCTGGCGCCTCCATTTTTTTGCGAATGAGGTCAAGAAGGAAACGCTGTTCGCTTTCAGGGTGGTAAAGCCAGCACTGAATCGACCAGTAATTCGTGGGGCTGGGGTCAGCAGTTGCAACGACCATACAGTCAGCGGGGTTGAGCCCACGAGGTATTTCCCATCGGTCTCGCTCTTTGTCGATGCATCCGATGGACTGTCCGTGACCGTAAACCCATTCGTTCCGGACAAGGACTTCGTCCAGGGCCAGGTCTTCTTGCTGGTACACGACAGCGAAACGTTCGCCTCGGTTAGACATGAGGTTGGAAATTTCCCGCCAGGGGAGTCGCCGTGGGTCAAGCAGACAGCCCTTTGGGTACGCGTCGGCGTTTCGTTTGTGGTTTTCCGGGGCGCATCGGTCCTCGTAATGAGCACGATACAGCAAGTGTTTGTACTTTTTGTCGTGTCGTAGATTGGCGATTTCATCATCGGTAAGGTCGTCAAGAACTGCATCATCCTCCAAGGGCTGGGTCATGTCCAGAGCAAAACGATAGAGGTCATCAGGAGCAAGACGCTGACCGATAAGGGCCAGCATGCCCGCAGGTTCCAGACGAGTTTCCGCCACGTCTTGGTACCAGTCTTCCATTGCTTCGCGTTGCTCGGCGGAACGCACCTTGCGAGGGTCCACAAGGTCGTCCCAAAAACAACCGTCAAAACGGCCACCAATGAAACCGCTATCCATACCATAAGCACTGAGGGTAGGTTCCTTTTCAGAGATAGAACCTGACTCTTCCGGCTGCATGACGATGAACGCTTCATTGGTCCACAGTTCTTTCTCTAGAGGCTTAAACCGACCAAAGTCCAGGGCGAGGGTTGATTCTGCGTCAACGGCCTGGCCACGGGCCCGCAGGTTGTCATCCGCCAATTCTGGGATGACGCGTTCCAGCGAACGACGCACACGCATCAGGTTGCGCTTGGCGAGGCTCATGGTGGCAGAGCCAGTGAGCAGGCGCACCGAGCGGTTACGGCAGATAATCCAGCACGTCAAGTCGTGGAGCAGAGTGGTCTTACCGGAGCCTGGTGGCATGTTCATCACCACGTACTCTTTGTTTTCCGATTCCAGCAGTTCAACTAATTTGGTGCCGGCCTCTTCCTGCCACGGCGTGGCGATGCGCCCAAAGTACCGGCGTCGGAAATAGCCAAAGTCTTCGAGCGCTTGTTGCGCCTCGGGGCAAAGCCGGTCGTACGGCTTGGGCCCTTCCAACTTGGACTCAGCCTTGAGTTCGCGGTAGTTGGAGGCAGACGAGTCAATGCCTTCGTCGGCACGTAGAGCCTGAGCGGCTTTCTCTACACGATAAGCAGTTGCCTCAGAGAACTTGGCTTTGCGAGCACTCTCGGCAATTGAGAAGCCGGCCGTCCGGGCTTCAAAGTACTTCTTGCGCTGGACGGGTGTTACGGCCATCAACTATTCAATGCGGTAGCCAGCAACCCTGCAATGCGGTACTGAGGCGCATCGCCGTAGATGGTAAAGACACCGCCATTGCCGTCGCTGTAATCAGAAACAGCGACGACAAGGCAGTAGTCCTCAACGACGGGCATCTTCCACTCTTCCTCGTCGAGGAGTTCAGCGTTGATGCTCGTCAAAAACTTGGGGAGGTTTTCGTCTAACCACGCCTTAAGCGAGTTTTCGATTACGTCCCCGTGGCTCATTAGGCAGCCGGGGTCGTGGGGGTTTCGACCGGAGCGGGTGCGGCGGTAGGCGCAGGGGTCTGAGCCATCAGCGACGCCACGACGTGGTCGGCGGCGGCGATGTTGGCCTGAAGGTTGTGCGTCTTGACAAAGTGCAGCGCCTCAATGGCCGCAGCAAAAAGAGCCGGCAGCGTTACAGCGATGCCCTGGACGAACGGCGGCACAACAAAGCCGGGGTGGACAAGTGCCAGAATCGACGTTGCCCCCGACAGCAATGCTGTGATGTGAGTGCTGATGTTTTTGGTCATGCCTTCAGTATACACAAGAAGCCCCCACCAGTTACGGTGGGGGCTTCTCGCGGAAGGGTTTGAGTGTGTGTCCGTTGTGGACGCCAATACCTTACCACAAATGGTATGCCTGCGTCATAGTATTTGGGTGCCATAGTATTCGCCGGGGGCCCAAAAAAATTTTTAAGGCACCGAGGTGCCTACGGTAATAACAAAGCCTGCCGGTGACTAACTCCGGCAGGCTTTGTTTGCATCGAGCCTTGGACTTTCCAAGGGTAATATTCAGGAACCCCAGTCTAGCAGGGAATGCAAAGAGTGGGGACGGTGCAGTGGGTAACTTCCCGCCGCTTTACTAGTCCATTTCTCGGCGTTTTACTTTACCGTTTCTCAGTAGTCGTCCGGTGCCGGGGGCATTGAATCGATAATGGGCTCGGTGGCGAACTTGTCAGCCAGGGCCGTGCACCCGGCGCAGTTACACATCTTGCCGCATCCGCAGGTTCCGCACATAGTTTTCCTTCGAGTAAGTGGTACCACTAATTGTACCAGTGGGGGTACTAATAAGTTACGCCGGTTCACGCACCTTGGGCCGCGGAGGGTGTACAATGGAGTATCACCATTGGTAGTGGTCGTGCGTGGAAGTCGCCGCGGAGTGTGAGTCTGGGAACAGATACTCGCCGTAGTTACCCGGTTAGAGCGGGATTAGGTCGGCGTGCCCGGAAACAGATTTGTTGCCGGTGAATAGTCGAGGGGAAGCATTACTCCACAGACGGGCCTCACGCCGCGCGGTTCTGGTATTGCGGACTCTTTGGAGTTGAGGGAAATGCGGGGAGAGGTGTTTGTTTTTAAGAGCCCCCGTAATCTTTGAAGTACCGACCCGTAGGCCGCGGGCTGGTAGGTGATGATAGATATTTTGAAACCTTTTCCGCTGCCACTTTGACGGAGTCAAATGGGAGCAGGCGTGGAGAGAATGACAGTTTCCCGTAGGCAAGATAACGCACGATTATTAACTTGCCGTCTCGGCACACACCCGGTCAGACACGGTGGACTTAGTCGCTGTACAATCAACTGTTAGCGTACTACAAGTAATGTCTGACCAGGTGATACCGAGCCGGATGGTTCGCAAGCGAACCATGTCCTTGGCCACGCCCCTGGCTCTCTAGCCTGCGTGGTTGCCATTGCGCCCCTCCGATTCACCCCTAGTTCGCTCCGCTCACGGTGAATCTCCGGACGAAGAACAAGTTCTTCTGGCGAAAGGATAGGGAGTGAGACAGATTAGCATTGCTGTTCCAAGCCACCTCTCACCACATACACACCTCACATCCAGCCAACACTTCTCAGGCGCGCAAAGCGCACCCATCTCCCACTCGCTCCACCCCGCTCGCAAGAGCGTTGGCTAAAGCCAACACAATTTCCCCGCGCTATGGGCGTTCTACCCTTTGGGCGATGGCAATTCGCAAGCGAATCGCCGTTTATCGCCGTCGGCGCCCGCGCGCATCCGCTAGCCAGCGGATGTAGAGCCGGCAAAGCCGACCTTCTATAGGCTCACTCCAACACTAAACCCGACGCGGCCTAGCAACACTAAATCCGGCTGGTTCGCCAGCCGGGTTTTTTGTTGGTCACTCGCAAACCTGCATGTCACGCAAAGCGTGACCCATATCTAATGTACCCCTGAGTACTTTTTGTGAGGCACTCCACTCGGGGTGCCGCTGACGGCGTGGTGCCTCGCTCCATGCCTCACAAAACAGTAATGTTCACGCCCTAACAAAGTTCGCCTTCGGCCCGCAACTACCTTCTCCCCATCCCCCACTGCCCCCTTCCCCGCTGGGTAAGGGGGCCCCCCTGTCCCTCCATGATATGGGATGTGGGGCCCGGCCAACTTCTAAGTTCGACCAACAAATTCTTTGACAATGTCGTTACCCCCGCAAGCGGGGCCCCACCACATTCTCAAACAATCCAGTCCTCACTAAGAAGTTGTAGTCGCACGCGGGAGTCCTTCGGCCTTACGCCTCTAAGTTCTTCTTAGTAAGACCCCGTTGGGCTCGGCTCCCGCCTCGCCTACGGGCTCTAAACCTCGACTCACTAAGAGGCTCCGCGCTACGCCGCTAAGTTCGCCTTCGGCTCACTAAGCGGCTAGCGACCCCACACCCGCTTCACCGGCCTCGCAGAGGGCTAAAGCCCTCATATAGCGAGTCCACTTCGCGCTCTCCGTAACCTCGCCTCCGGCTCGCTAACGGAGAGCCATTTCCCAAGGGGTGACAGGGGAAAAGCGGAGAGGAACTCCGGCCTGCAGAAAGGAAAGTAACATGTTAGAATTTATCGAAACCGAGGAAGAAGTAACTCCAGCCGAAGTCGCGGACTGGATTTTCCAAGCGTTCTATAACACAAACGCCACACCTGCATATCGCGACGCAGCATACAAAACGTTGGGAAAAATCGAAGCCATATCTGAGAACGAATCGCACCCCGACCACGATTTCGTAAACGAAATCCTGTCCAAGTACGACCACCTGTACGAAGGCTGGCTCGACGAAATCGACATGCGCCAGTACACTGACCTCGCAGAGTGCGAAATGGAGGAACCATCGTGGGAGTTCTAGACCCAAACGGCACGGGCGCCGTACTCGGAGATGTATTCGTGATGATACTGTTCCTCGCGCTATACATCTTTGTATCCGACCGACCAAATGCGCGTGAGCGTGCCCGTGCCCGCCGGAGGCGTGCCCGTGCCCGTGCGCGGCGCGCGCATGCACGTCGCCAAGGTTGGTAGTAAGGCTGGCGAGCGAGTTCACTACATGAACTCGCTCGCCAGCCAGCCACCTTTTCACAACAAAACCCCCAACAGGGGCTAGTCACTAACTATAATTAGTTTCGAAACGCAAAGTTTCTAAAAAGTCGCGTTAGCAGACCGTCTGCTAACACGAGAGAGAAAGGAAGTTTCGCTATGCCAAGCGAGACCAACGCAGTACCCGACCAGCCGGAAATTCAGCCGGAAAACCCCACCATGTGCGAGTACGGCAATGAGCACGTCATTGACAACGACGAAATCACACGCTCAGTCATCGCCGCCTACGGGCGCGTGGAAGAGTGGTGCTACGACCACGTGGATGACCACACGTGGACGTGCTACTCGTGCGACCAGTGCTTCTGGGAAGCGCACCACTCGTACATCTACTGCGCAGGTGAACAATACTGCGAAGACTGCATCCGCGATGTCGCCTACTGGTGTGACACCTGCGACGAGTGGGAAGAAGACCCCGACTGCCCAACTGCGGCACAACGCAGCGCAGCCCGTCTCGATGACTACGGCTACAAGCCGGGTCCTCAGCACAAGTTCGCCATCGGTGAATCGCCCACAGGCGTCCTCACCTTCGGCATCGAACTTGAGTCGGAAAACGTCCAGTACCGGCTGGAAGAAGCAATCTGCGCCTTCCGTGACGACTGGACTCGTGACGACTTCTACCTGAAGTACGACGGGTCCCTGAACAACGGGATGGAAATTGTCAGCCACCCACGCTCGCTTGAGTCATGGCGCGAAATCGCCCGCGACTTGAACCAGACCATGATTGGAATCTCCAACCTCGGTCAGCGCGCGTGGAACCGCAGCAACGCGGGTCTGCACGTCCACGTCGGTCGTGGACACTTCACCAACTCGCACGCCATGCGATTGGTGATGCTGTTCTCCCGCAACGAGCACGACTGGGTTCGCATCGCAAACCGTCGCTCCTCGTACGCACGGTTCGACGGCCTCAATGGCAGCGCTGCCATCAAGGTCAAAGCACCGCACGCGGCGAATCACACCGACGCAGTCAACCTCGGCGCCAACGGCGGCGCCACCATCGAGTTCCGGATTTTCCGGCCCTCGCTGGCTGTGGGTCGCGTCATCGGCTGCATCGAGTTCATCCACGCAGCCGCGGAGTACACCCGCAACATGACGGCTCACGAAGCCATCAACGGCGGACTCAACTTCTCGAACTTCGACAAGTTTGTCCGCTCCAACAACTACCCGATGGCAATTGCCATCCTCAACAACCAGCGCTTCACGCTGGAGAACGGAATTGACCCATGTGCGTAATCTGTGTCGGCACGACCGGCAACGAGCGTCCAACACGAGCCGACCTTGTCGTCTCGTGCATCAACAACCCTGATGGCTTCGGTTGGGGCATCGTCTACCAAGACGGTGCCTCACGAGCCATCGAAAGCGACCACTCAATGGACGCTGACACCGCAATCGACGGCTACCTGTCGATGCTCGACCTCCTCGGTGACGACGTGCTGGGACACCTGTTCCACGCACGCATCGCCACCCGAGGCGGAGTACACCTTGCAGGATGCCACCCATTCACCGTTGGTGACGGGTCAGGCTCCCTGCTCGCCCACAATGGAATGCTCGGCCTGAGCATCCCCAAGACGGACAACCGCGTAGACTCGCAAGTCTTCGCAGAAGACGTGCTGCCCCGCTTCGGCGGGGTGGCAGGTCTGTCCGACCCGTACGTGTGGGATGTCCTCGACGGTTACGTCACGGGGCAGCACTCCAAAGTCGTCATCCTGAACACCGTGTACGACGAGATGCCCGTCATCATCCTTGGCGAGCACCTCGGCAGTTGGGACAAGCAGTCCGGGCTCTGGTGGTCTAACCAGTCATGGAAGCCTCGTACCACGTACGCCGCGCCATACACCCCCGCTAGCGCAAGTGTGTACAGCGTGAAGAAGGAAGAGTCCATGTGGGAGGATTACGACACGTTCGACATCCCCTCGGAGGACGAACTCCTCGCCTTGTACGGCAAGAAGTGCATCCTCGCAGACTGCCCTGAGTACGTGTTTCAGCAAGACTTCGGCATCTGCAACGAATGCGGCACGTGCCAAGTGTGCAACACACACTGGCGGGCTTGTAACTGCGACTCGTACATCACACGATGAAGTACGGGTTCCACTTCCAAGTCAAGCGATGGCACGACTGGGCGTTCGCGCTCGGTTGTCTCATCGAGGGGTACCTAGTCAAGCACTGGACGTACACCGAACTCAACCAAGTCACAATGGACGCATCAACGCTGGTAACAGCCAGTTGGGTGTCCGGTGGCATCACCACCGGAGTCGCATGGCGACTCTGGCGCGAGGTCAGCAAGACCGCGCGTAAGTAACAAAAAAAGGGAGAGGGAGAGACTAAAGTCTCTCCCTCTCCCTTTTTTTAGGGCACCTAAACGCAATTTCTCATCGCCGGTAAACCGGCAACTCAAAATCGCGACAAGACGTTCCCTCTCGTGCTCTCCCTAGGGGTCGGAAAGGCTTCGCCTTCCCCATACCCCCGAGGCTTCGCCTCGACCTCCCGCCGTAAACTAAAGTCACATCCACACACAAGGTGGCGCGCCGGACTGATTAGTTTCGAAACGCAGAAAAATCCCGGCCTGGGCCGGCGGACTGATTAGTTTCGGAACGCAAAAATTGTTTCTCCAAGTCACTATGGCCCCTCGGTACGCACCAGTAAATACGTACCGAGGGGCCACTAAGGCTAGCGGTTGCCGATATAGCGTACGTACGTACGGTGAACCGTCTCCCCCTCTACCCAAAACGTGCGGTACGCACGCTCCCATTGGGGGCCGTTGAATGGGCGTGGAGCAGGGCGCCCCTTGGCGCCTTCGTGCAACACGAACCATTCATTGGGGCGGCTCTTCCCTGCTTCGATTAGCGCCAAAGTCTTCTTGGACTGGCGCCCCTTCTTTGCTGAAGGAGCCGGCGTCTCCCACTTAATTGTTTCCATATTCACCTCCCTTCGTTTAGGTACTCAGTACCTTAGTGCCTGCAACCACCCAATTGCAAATCTATTTGACAGATAGGCGCTATCTGTCCATTATCTGTCTTTTAATTTGCATTGGCATAGGTGTAGCCACTAATGTTGTACATGTAGTCAACAGTGACTACTAACACAGTAAGGATAGTGAGATGCCAATGCCAGTCATTGAAATTTGCACCGACTGCCTCATAGTCAGCCAGTACGGGAGCAACGACTCCTCGGTCAACTACGAACATATGCCCGTCGAGGCTATCGTCTCGGCTCTTAAGAGTTGGGGCGTACTGACCCGAATCGGCACCGAAGGTGTATACGGTTCCACCCCGTGCCCAGTCTGCCGGCGCCCACTTGCCGGCGCTCGTTACCCAGTATCAACGAACTTCTAGGAGGCAGTGATGTCACTTAAAGGCTATTCAATTGTTATTCTTATCTGCGAAGAATGCCTCGACACTTGGGAAGATGGCATGCCGTTCTACGTAAACGAATCAGACAACTTTGTTTGTGAACGCTGTGGTCGAAACTTTGAGAACGTGGAGGGGCTCGAATGAGGAGCGTCACCCTTTTTGGTCCATGCGACTGTTGCATGGAGGAGCGTGAGTTGACTATCGTGTACAATGACATGGGCGTCGAGCAGAATTACCACTGCGACGACTGCCTGTAGAGAGGAGAGAGATGAGTACGATTAACACGTACCACAGAAAACCATGGTAAGATTATTGCGCTAGTGCGGAGGGTTGGAATAACCGCCCAGTAATGAAACGACTTGTCCCTTTCTCCAAGTGCGCTTCCCCTCCCACTAGCCTCCCCCTTAGAGTAGCCCGTTCCGCTTCTTGCGGTAACGGGCTACTCGTACTTTGGTAGCGTTGTTGTAGGCGTCAACGCAGGGCTGGCAAATGACGTGGCTCGGGTCTTTGAGTTTGAGCCGTCGATGCTGAGCGTGACCACGCTCGGTGCCGTGCTCTATCTCTTTGCGATTCGGTGGCTCGTAACCGAGAGATGCGGCTACGATGCGTAGTTCCTGATACGACAAACCGCCCCACACTCCCCATGCTTCCCGATGTTCTAGTGCCCAGTGCAGGCAGTCGGTCTTGATGGAGCAGGTAGCGCAAATTTCGCTAGCCTGTTGTGTGAGGCGGTCGTCGAAAAAAAGGTCCGTAAGCCCAATGCATTTGGCTCGGGACCATTCCGTCAAGAGTTAGAAGTCTTCCTCTGGGGTGGTGTAACGGGGAGCCGCCTTCTTGTCTTCGCTTGCGTAGCGAAGGTCAGGTCCGGCGCCCTCGACGGTCAGGATGACCTTCGAGACAGTCTTGCCCTCCTTGTTCTCGTATCGGTCCTGCGACAGGTTGCCAGTCACGATGACTCGCTGACCCTTACGCAGGTTGTCCGAGATGCCCTGAGCGAGAGTGCCCCAAGCGGTGCAGTCGAAGTATGAGACGGACTCTTCTTCGCCCTTCTTGCGGTTCACGGCGATGCTGAAGTTAGCCAGTGCCGTGCCCTTGTTCGTAAACTTGAGGTCGGCGTCGCCGACCATACGTCCGATAAGCGTTGTACTCATTTTGATTTCCTTTACTGTTGTTGTGCCTTGCGGCTTTTAAATGATACCACGTTAATAGCCTGCTTGCTTAAGCAAGTAGACCATTTCTTCCAACGTCACGACTGCGTAGCCCAGCCGTGCCGGCTTGTTGCGTCGCTTGATTACAGCGATGCCAACGTCAGCCTTAGCGTTTGCACGCTCGACTGCCGTTTCGTCCATGATACTTGCAAGGTTGATGGTTTTCAAGTTCTTGCATTCGATGATGATGGCATGAGCGAACCCGTTGAGGTCGCCCTTGTCCACCGTGTTGCCTGCACCGTAGCGTCGCTCGACCTGAGGGTAGCCCAGTTCATTGAACACCTTGGCAACGTCACGCTCCCATTGAGAGCCTTTCGCTTTCTCAGGCGTTGTCACTCTCAGCCTTCAACGAGTCGAGCGCCGTCTGAATCTGGTTACGAGTAACGCCAGCCTTTAGCAGAGCAGGCAAGAACTCGCCCATGAGGGCATCGACGGCGGCTTCGGTAGCCCTATCAGCAACTTCTTGGGTGATTAAAATTTCTGGCATAACGCTCCTTTGGTTATTGTGCTAAGCCTAACACACGCTTGAAGTCCTTTGGCATTGGCACTGCCTCCGCTTGCTCCCTGCGCTTTTGCTCGAAGAACTCCTGGTCAGCGACCTCATACCTGGGTCGTGCAACCTCCACGAGGTGAGCCTCTTTTGCGCCATCACGTTCGCGCTTGTTCCGCTCCTCGACCCTGCGTACGTACATGGTGGCGTAGTGTTTGCGGAACTTCGCCGGCGAGAGAATCACGCCAGCCCAGAACTCGTGCGCTAGGCACCAGTCGATGAGCATCTGCGCCTCGGACTCATCCACCTTGTCGATACGCAACAGCCGCTCCATGGCGCTGGTGTTCGTCACGTTCATCTTGAACGGACGGTACGAGTTGGCAACGATGCCATCCTGTAGCCGCTGGCAAAGCGCCTCGGCGGCAACCCAGAATGGCGTCTCACGGCTTCGCTTGATGGTCATGGACTCAGCCACCTTGACCTGCTCTTGCACCTGTTCCAGCGTCAATACGCCGTCTTGGATGAACAGGCAGAGGGCTTGCTTGTAAACGTCGGTCACTTGCCAGCCGCCCAGTTAATAGGCACTTCCGGCTCGGTTGCGTCCAGTACCTTTATTACGTCGCAGGGCCAATCGATTCCGTCGCCCTCGATGCAGTTGTCATCGCAGCCTAAGCATTGAGGCGGAACCCCGTCGCCGTAGTTCAGAGGCTTGTGCTTCTCTCGTAGGGCTTGGCGTTCGTCGGGGGTCATACTTCTGCTCCGTCAGGGTGTCCTAAAGCCTTTCCCTTTTCACAGGGGTATGGCGTGTAGCACGTGTGGCACCAGGGGTCTTCTCGGTCAGTGTTCCCGTCGTGGTCGTGGTATTCAATCAACGCTTCGTAAGCATCAAGTACCTTGATTACGTCACAGGGGTAGGGGAAGTCACACTCCATGCAACGAAACACACAATGGGGGTCGCAATCGTGACAGCAACTTTGTTGCCGGTGCGTCTCTCGTAGGGCTTGGCGTTCAGCGGCGGTCATAGTGGCTGAACGCTCACTAGTGCCTTCTGTGGTCGAGCGGTCACTTGTGTTGTTTTCGTATCGGTTTGTCACAAGTGCGCCCAGAAACCGTAGGTGCAGACCCCGAACAAGAACGCCCAGCAACCGAGAGCCAGGACGTAGGCGGTGGTGGTTCGCAACTTCATTAGTACGAGTCCTTCTTGCAGTCGTGCAGGTCCTGAAGGTCGAGCAGGTGTTCGGCGGAGTCGGCCCCGAACTGTTCGCCACACTTGGCGCACATGCTGACGTACTTGTAGTCGTAGGCACGGTACTCGTCAAGAGCGATGGTGAGGTAAGTAATCATGTCCAGCAGACTGTCCTCGACACCCTCGTTCGCCAGCGTGCCACCAGAGGCGGCGAGTTGCAGACGCTTCATCTTGTCGTTTGCACGAAGGACGGCACCGACCCACGAGGGGATACCGAAGTCCTCGGAGCCACGGATGTTGTAGTACGGGTCGCCTGGGCGTCCGTAGTCCTTGCTCTTCTTGTCGTGCATTGCCTGTACTTCTTTAAGGATGAGGCTGAAACTCATTGTGTGTTCTCCTTATATCGGTTGGCATCCAACTGCCAGTCTTGTGGGTAACCCAAACGTACTACGTGTATGCAGATGTCTGTTCCGCTGTCGAACAATTCCACTTCGTCGTCAAGCATTGGCACACCATCATGGGTGTCGCAGAACTGCGGCGAGCAGTAGTCGTGCTCAATGCCGTACTCCAACCACTCCTCGAACTTCATGTTGACGCCGTAGTCAATTTCGTTGAGGCGCCGAAGGTACTGCTTGTGTGCGGCAATCTCGTTGAGGTGTGTCTCACGCACAAGTTTCTGTGCGTCGAGGTGCTTTTGGCGTACAGCGAAGTACGCATCTTCCGCTCGCTTGCGGAGTTCGTCCTTGTCCGTCATCGATGCCACCCAAAGATGAAACCGATGGCAGTGACGATGGCCATGAAGATGGCTGTAATCATTTGTCGTCTCCTATGTAAATGAAAGCAGTGCTTAGGTTCTTGTTGCTCGGGCAACGATGGCTGACATCAGTTGCCCGAGCCGTCACCTTGAGGTGACACTTGGGGCATTCAAACTTGCGGAGCATACTTATCTGGCACCGTTCCTGTGTATGGCACTTGCTGGTTAGGGGGCCTGAACTGCGCTCCACAGCCCTTGCAAAAGACTTGGGCTGGGAGCGCAAACGACAGGTTCAATAGCCACGTGTGCTTGTGACTCATCCGAGTTCCAGCAAGACGCCAGCAATTTCGGCGTCGGTCAGTTCGGACAACTTCCCGATTTCACGACCGAGAATCTTCTCGACGTGCGGCTTGCCGTTGATGGCTTCGCCGTACTGAGCGGTCAATTTCTCACGCAACTGCGTGGTCAGGTCACGTGCCTGCTCGGCGTGGGGCATGGTGTGGGACAACTGTTCCTTCTTCGGTGGCGCCTGCATCTTCGGACGGCTGGCGGCGTTGCCGTCGTCGTCATCGTCAGCGACCAGTCCGAGGATAGCCATGTAGGAGTAGCGACGGGCGTACGTCACCGCCGAGCCCTGACCCTGAGGGTCGCTCTTGGGAAGGTGAAGGAGCATCGTTTCCTCGATGAACTGACCCGACTTGTGGAGCAAGACGGTGGTCAGCGTGTCCCGAACATCCCCCGTTGCAGTTTCGCAACAGGAAATAGCCTGCGATATGGCAAGCCCGTGCTTCGCTAGGACTGGGGAGGCTGATGCCACCACGTCCGGCAGAGCGGCGTACTTGCTCTTGAAGAAGGGGTTGTTGCTCCCCTTCGGGACTGCCGAGAACTCGGCTTGTGCGGCAACGAGAGCCGCGGCTAACTCGTTGATTTCGTTACTACGTGTCATGTTCCTCCTTAGAAACGGTGTTCGACTTTGAACCCCAGCACGCCGAAAGCAACGGCCAGAGAGTTGAGTACATCAAACATTCCTTCAAACGATACACCCTGCTTGAACAAGACCTTGTTGTCGTCCTGCTCAATGTAGATGTCGAAGGTCTCATCTTCCTTGGCGACTGGCGTCACCTTGAAGAAGATGTCCTTGCTTCGTACCCGAAGAACGGGCCACTGTGTTTCAATCATTCGTTACCTTCCTTTGCAATTGAACTTTGTAATACTGGTACTGCACCGTTGCCGTCCGTCGCACAGATGCTACGGAAAGCACAGTAATCGCACTGCCACGCACGTCCTTGTGGGGTCAGTTGAATGTGGTCGCCATTGTCGTCTTTGGCGATTCGGTCGGGGAGAAAGCCAGCCTGCAAGGACTCGTTGATAGCGTCCATGCGGTCAAGTTCCTCTTGGGCTACAGGCAACCACTCCTCGCTGGGGATGTAGTACTCAGCAAGGAAACGGTTGGTTCCCTCGACGCCCATGTTCGCCGCCTTGTTCTTGGACAGCGCCTCAAAGGTGATGGAGCCCATGACTAGCCAGTCGATTTTGATGTCGGGGTTCTCGTTCATGATGCCGATGGCATTCATGCCAGCCTGAGCAATTGCCTTGAGCGCCGGTCCCTCGGGTGTGCCAATGGTGCCACGCATCCGATTCCACCCGACCTGCTTGTCGAAGGAGTAGGTCCCCATCGTCTTCAATTCATAGAGGAGGTGGGTGCCGGTCAGCGAACCGTTGAGGTCAACCTCGTCGGTAGAGAGGAGGGCATCGCACGAACCCGAAACATCGTTCCACTGCGACGGCACCTCGAACTGTGCAGACGGGTACTTCCGGCTAATGCAGTCCTGCAACGCTTCGTGGATGATGGTGCCAAGACCAGTAGCCCATGCACCTGCTTCGTCCATCGGCTCCGAGGGCTCGACCTCTAGAGCCGCATAGCCCTGCTGTCGAGCGCAAGCGAATGCCGACGAGTAACGCAAAGGCGTACCCTTTGCAGTTGGCTTTCGCACCGCAGACTTAATGTGCAGTTCTTCAACGAGTGCACTAGTTATTAACGGCTTTTCCGTTTGAAACATCATTACCCTTTCCGTGAGTAGTGGTTATAAGGTACTGCATTGGTGTAACGCTTGTCAAGATTATTTTGAAATAGTTGATTCTTCACTGACGTAGGTCACAAGTTCGCCCCACTTTTGACCCTGCTCAGTGTCGTTGCCCGACCACATTTGGGCGACGGTCAAGCCAGTGATAAGGGTTGCGTACTGGTCTGCCGTCAACGTGACTGTGAACTGCATCGCTCCGCCTTCCAGTTGTACAAGTTCTTCCGGCGCTCCTTGGTGGTAATGCCCCCGTAGATGCCGTGCTGAATGTTGTTCTCGTAAGCGTAGTTGAGGCAGTCTTGACGGACAGGGCACTGCTGGCAATACCAGAGTGCTTGCTCCTTGCGCTTGATGGTCAGGGTTTCATTCTCGTCTGGCATGAACACGGAAGTGTCCACCCCAGCGCACCGTGCGTTAGTTCGCCAACTTGTTTTCAACATGACACCGAGAGTACACACCCGGTGTGACATGAGTCAAATCCAGGGGTACTTCTTCTTCATGAAGGCGTCGAGGCGCATGCCCTCGTAGCGCCGACAAAGGTATTCGAGGGAGATAAACATGGGGTCGTAGGAGCCGTCTATGACATCGTGGCAGACGATGATGCCGCGCCAATGGGCGTTGCCCTGATAGCCCTTGTACTCCTCATCATGGAGGTAACAGGCACCAGCCACGAGAGCGTGCTGGCTCTTACCATTGACGAATCGGATGCCGTAGTCAAGGACCTGCTGGTGGCCCATCGTGTAGGAGTGGCCCAGAGTTTTCAAACGCATCAGCGCCGAGCCACCCAGAGGCTTGCCGGTCATGGTGTTCTGCCAGTAATGGGCGTACCAGATGCCGTCAAGGTTGACCGGCTTTAGGAAGGGGTGGACTTGCCATCCTGAGCGTCCGTAGTTGAGGTCTTCCGTACTAATGACCCCTTCCAGTTGCGCGTCCGATTCCACCGCGCGGTTAATACGGTCTTCATGATTTCCAAGAAGTATGTGTCGCTCGGGGAGCCATAGCCCGTGCTTCGTCCTTTTCCGATTCGCATTGAACTCCTTCAGTGCTTTGTCTAGTACGTCAAAGGCTTCGTTCGCCGCGGCGATGTCCTCCTTGTAGCGCCTGCCCTCCATGCTCTTCTTGCCCTTGTCGTAGGACGAAAGCGAAGGCATGTCGGCGTGGTCGCCAAGGTGAATAATCTTGATGGGCTTGTCGTGGAAGTGGTCCACGATGTACTGCCCAATCCAGCGGAGATGGTCGGTCGGGACACCGGCCTTAGCCTGAGTGTCGGGAATCACTACATGGACGGTAGGTTCAGGAAGCAAGGCAGACCTCCTTGGTCCCCCTGATTCTAGCATTTAATGCTTTACATGTCACGCATTAAGTGGTTTAATGCGTCATCCATCGTGCATTATTTGCACACACGCTTGAGCAATTTCTGCTGGGGTGCAGGTGTACACGTCGTTGAGTTCCATCAACGGCTCAAAGCCAGCGAACCAAAGTGCCGCCGCCGCCAGCCCTGAACAAATCCACGTGTCGCCACGACGCAGGCAGACTGCATCCGGGAGCCACATGTCGAACGCCGCCGACCAAATCGAAAGCCACGAATAGGCATCGCCCACTTGCGCCCGTGCGAACTTCAGCAACTTCGAGCGATTGGCAGAGAGGGGTAAAGGGATGACCTCGTAGCGTCCACCCGGAGCGACCGAGGACAACTTCTTGTCGTTGGTTACTCCGCTGGCTTCGGCTTGGATGACGTACCACTCGCCATCCACCAGCCGGTCAAGAATTGCAATGTGGTTCCACTCTGCGTACCGGCTGTCTTGGAGCCGTCGCTCGGCCACACGGATAGAACGACCGAGGATGCCTCGGCTGTGACAGAGAACGAGGTCACCGGGTTTGAATTCACTCATTGTCCTTCCTCGTGGTATTCCTCTAGGTCCTCTTCGACCTTGATGATTAGCCCCTTGAGTTCGTCGAACTGTGCCGACTCCATCGCCAGGATTTTTCGGATAACTTTGGCGTCGTTCTTGGTTTGCTCATACATCGCGATACCCACGACGAGTTCAATGAACACGGCCATGTAGGACGCCGAGAAGTTCCACCACTCAAGGACGAGGGGTGAGCCGATAACCCAGCAGATTGCCGTGGCGGCGGTGACGTAGCCGACGAACGACCAGCGGCGGATACGAGCCTGCACCAGCCATGACAGGTGTTCGCCCAGGCCGATTTCATCGCCGGTAATGGGGTGGTGATACTTCGGCACTACAACCCTTCATGTGCGCCAAGGTGGCGAGCGAGTTCGATGTTCAATTCTTGGACACTCTGTTCGATGCGGTCAATAGCATCACGCATAGACGAGCCGTGGTTGGGCTTGAGTTCAGCCTGCATCTCACGCAGGTTGTCTGCCACCGACCGAGACAGAGCATTGTGGACTACGCGCCAGACACCGATGACGGCGCCCGCGACAACGACGATTGCTTCGGTGATGTACCAGAAGTTCGCAGAAGTGAGAACATTAGCCATCATGCGGGCGGCATCCGAACGGGCTTGTTGTTGTTGGTAACGTTGCGCAGGAAGGTCTGGGGCTGGCGTCCGTCCGAGGGGTAGCCACGCGAGGGAGCGACCTTCGGGGGGTTGACCCAGCAATAGCCGGGGCCACCCTGCTGACCGTGGCTGACCGTCAGCACGTCCGTGCCGTAAATCTCCACGATGATTGCCACGTGCTCGCCAGGAGCATCGCCATACACCACGTAGTCACCGACCTCGATGTCGTCAATGGTGATGCCCTTCAGGGTCTTGGTCAGCAGAGGGATGTGTTCCTCGTGGCTCAAGAACGTGCCGGTGTAGCCCTCGTGGTTGAAGCCCAGACCGTTCGGGTCATTGCCGTTCGCCCACCAGGCGTAGAGCGTGCAAGAACCAGAGCAGTCGGTGTTGACTGGGAACTTGATAGGCCATACGCCGATGGCGGCCATGCGGTCGCCGCCTTCGGAATAGTTAAATTTGCCGTGGTTAGCGACGGCCCAGTTGGCCCACGCTACTTCTGCTTGGCGGTGGTCAATAATTGTCATATGGCTCCTTATGCGGTGGCTGGGGTGGTGTATGAGTAAGGTCCGAGCGTCTTAAGGGTGACAACACAGTCACCTTCAAAGCCGTTCTCGTAGTTGTCACGGCGCTTGTGAGGAATCCAGTCCAGCGATTCAATGATGGCGATGTTGGTACTCAATGGGCCTTCTTGGTACGTCACAAGGTTCTGGGCTTGTCGCAGAGACTCCAGCCAATAGAAGTTGTCGTAGGGGTCCATGTAGACTTCGACACCATCCACCACATCCACGGAGAAGAGTTGCAAGACCACCATGATGTTCGTACCGGACACCACGTTCGGGAACGCCTTGAGCGTCCAGCGGTACATTATGGGCGTCGCCGTGTTGAACGTCGTCACGGTAGAACCTGAAGGTGCAGGGGTCGATGAAACCGCTGTAAATGTCCCGGTTACGGTGAACTGCCCTGACGATGCGCTGGCTACGTAGTACGTGCCATTGTAGCCAGAGGGTAGGCCGGCGATGGCTATCTGTTCGCCGATGCCAAACGAATTGCTGACCATGATGGTGAGCGCACTCGTCGTCGCAGAATACGATGTTGGCGTGTACGTGTTGTTACCCGCAGTCAAAACCATTTGAACTTGGAACTGGGATGACTTCGGGTTCGAGGAAAGCGTGTACTCTTTCGTTGCCGTACCGATGGTTGTCGGTGACGTGAAAGAGGCCACGCTTAACGTTTCAGCGAATGACTCCAGCGGTTCGCAAATTACGTTTGCGGAAATGTATGCGCTTGAGGGAGTAACGCCACCGTACTCAAAGTAGACGGGCGCCTTCTGGTCGGGGATACCGTAGTCGAAGATAGACGTGTTCAAAGTTCCAGTAGGCACGCACTTCAATGCTACCATTCGGCCATTTGTGTTCTGGGCAATTGGCTGGTATACGCCTAAGCCTCCCACTGTTAGGACCGGAAGGTTGAGCACGGGGTTCCACGCCAAAGAGTTGATGGTGCCCTGGCCCGTGACCATGATGTCGGAAGCGTACACCGGGGCGAGGGGGTCGCCAGCGATGAAGGTGGTTAGGTCCAACTTGCCGAGGCCCGTGCTCGTTGAGTCGTAGTTGTTCCACGCAAACCACACGAAGCGACCGTCGCCAATGATTGCCGTAACCGGCGAAGAGAGCGGCTGAAGGATGTTGGGAATCAGCGGACCGCTCTTCAGGTCTCCAGTTGACGTTGCCGTGGGGTCGTAGATGCTCAACGTCTGGGCCATGCGGATACCACGGTTAGTACCGATGAAGATGTAGTTGAGGTAAGACTGGATGCACGTCGGGTACTCGTCTGGCGACATCGGCAGGGCCTGCACGGGAGACACCAACTGAAAGGGCTGGGCGACCGTGGCCGTCGAAACGCTTTGCACGTTGGTAGAAATCGTTGTGCTGGCGCCCAGAAGGTCCGAGCGGTAGATGCAGCCGTTACCACTAGCGCCGTTACGCTTGCTGTATCCCGAAAAGTAGACCTGGGTCTCTCCACCCACAGCGTCAGACCAGACCCAGTTCGGGTCGCTGTGGGTGAACAGCACGTCGGGGACGTTCTGGTTTCCGATAGAGCCACCGATGGTCTGGGAACCGTAGGTAACGTTCGATGGGTTGGTGGCTCCCGCAAGTTGAATCGTAAGAACGTTGCCGGAGATGGCCGAGACGTTCCACGTTCCGTTGTACGGGCTAGTCGTCGCCGTTGCGGTACCGCTGGTAAAACCAGTAACGGTCGTAACGTTCTTGGTGCGCCACGAGAACGTGTTGGTCGAGGTGTTGATGGCCGTGACCACAGCATTTTCGGTAACGCTGCTGCTTGAGTAGCCAAGGCTAAGGGCAATCGAGTTGCCCACCTGCAAACCATGTGGGTATCCGCTATTGCAAGTGGCAGTCACTACGCCGCTCGTCAAGGCGATGGAGGAGATGAGTGCCAAGGTCTGCGTGTTAGCAATGCTGACGCTTTGGCCAACCACGAAACCGGGGTTGGTTCCAGCGAGTTGAACAAGCGCAGAGCCCGAGTTGCCGATGCCCGAAATGTTTTGAGTCGTCACGGTGTTGCTAGGCGCCGAACCGAAGAGCGGGGCGGTCGTTGCGGAGCGTGGTTGGAAGGCGTACAAGGTTGGGCCATTGGCCGCAATCAACTGGTCATTGGCCCAAGACACCATGGTGTACGAGCCGGAAGCGAAGCACGTCCACACCGCTCCGGGCCCGGGGCTGGTGTACCAGATGCCGGTGTCGGTTGCGATGTAGAGGTATGAGTTCGCAGCCGTCATGTCGTAAAGGGTGTTCGGTGTGGTGCCGCCCGTCCATGATGAGATGGCAGTAGCACCGCTCCACTGGGTGTACGGCGATGAAAAGTTGGTGTAGTACTTGACGGTAACAGTGCCGGTGTAACTGTAGCCAACCACCATGTAGCCGTTGCATGAAAGCGCCTGCGCGTTGCCGTATACCGTTGCAATCGGTACAGACTGGTACACGTCGGGCAGAAGCGTGGCCTGGTAGGGGTAGTTGAAAACGTCGATGCCCTTGCTGGAGTAGAAGCGTCCAGGCTGGTCGTCGTCCTTGTGGTCAAGGTATTGCTGGCCCGCGCCCTGGTTCCACTCGCGCTGTTCTCGACGCCATAGACCTTCGGTGTTGACGGTGCCTTCACCCATGATGTTCGTCATCTGGATTGCTTCGCGCTGTCCAGGGATGGACTTGTGGCGGAAGGCCTCTCGACGGTACGGCTCGAAGGACGTGTCTACAGGGAACGTGCGAGTCTGCGCCGCGTAGGAGCCGGTGCCGTCAGGATACGGCACACCATTGGCGTCGGTGATTGAAACAGCGTAGCCGCCAAGTTCTGACAGTCCGGGAGTAGACGTGTAACTAATCGTCACCAGGCACGCACCTTCGTGTACTGGCGGCTGAGGCGGTCGGCCTCTTCGGAGATACGCTGGGCCCGTCGCATGATGAGCGCGTTCACCGAACCAGCCACAGCACCAGGCGCAACTTCCTGAGCCTTACGTGGGTCGGGCTGGGATTCCATAAAGTTACGGCTAATCTCACGTGGAACCGTCAAGTCAATCTCGGCACCGAGCGCGGGGATGTCTAGCATCGTCGGCGTCATGTTCGGGATTGTGACAGGCGCGGCGGCGTTGATGGTGATGGAACCAGAACTTGTAGACGAGGCCGCATTGCTGAACGTCACCTGATTCGTGCCGGTGTTGATGGCGGTGATGACCGTGTTGGCGGGGATGTATGTGTAGAGGCCAGTCGTGTCGGCTACGGGCATACCCGTGTAGAGGCCGACCGTGCTACTCGCCGTTACCGTTGATGCACCTACCGTGGTCGAGGCGGTGAAGGACGTTACAACACTGGTGGTGTATCCGTTGAAGGGTGGCGCCTCGTCGTTCGTGCCGGGAGTGTTGAGCAGGGAGTCGGTACCGTTGACCAACTTGATGAACGGCGCCGAGTAGGTGACGTAGATGGGCAAGCCAGGCCAACCCGGCTCGTACAAGACCAAGCCCTTACCGGACGGGAACGAGGGGTCGGTGCTGTTCTGTTGCCAGCGGATTACCTTCCACCGCTTGATGGCTGGGAAGGTTCGATATGGCGGAGCAATGCGATAACGGACTTCAAGAACGTCAATGAAGTTGTCGGGAAGGGCGCCGAGGTCGTAACCTTGAAAGACAGGATTATAAGTAAGTTCAGCAACACCCACGCGGAACAAACCGTTGCTAGGAGAACTAAGAGAACGTAAATCGTCGTTGATTGCCACCCCAATGTCAAAGCGCGAGTAGCGCGGGTTGATGTAAGCCAGCGTGCCACTTATGTGCGATGATGCCTGCGAACCATTGTAGCCACGAGATACGGTGGCGGTAAAGGTGTTACCGTTCCAAGAGAGAACGTACACCAACTCCAGGTCAATCGCCAAAAGAACACCCGGCATAATGCTGGCAGTCTGAGCGCCGGAGAGCGTGATGGTTGTGTCGGACGAAGCAACGGCGGCGCTAAGAGTTACGGCACGCTCACGGACGCCACCCATCGTGCGACGGTAGACCTTCTCAATGACGTCGCCAAATGTCTGACCAGACGATGAAGTACTGGCCGAGCCGCCTACTGTAATGATGGATGGCATTTAGTTCCCTTACTTGATTTCGCTTGCGGCGATGACTTGGAGAGCGACGAGAGCGTCAGCCAGCCCTTGTGCCAGCGTGGTCACTCCCTGCACCGTG